TCTGGTACCAGTACTAAGGTTCTTGTAACATCCACGCCTAACGGTATGAATATGTTTTACAAGATATGGGTGGACAGTGAGGAAGGCAACAACAGCTACGTGAGACACGATGTACATTGGTCAGATGTTCCAGGACGAGATGAGAAGTGGAAGCTAGAGACTATCAAGAACACAAGTGAGGAGCAGTTCAGACAAGAGTTTGAATGTGAGTTCCTAGGAAGTTCAGCAACGCTTATTGATGGACGCAAGCTAGCTCAAATACCTTTCATCAAACCGGTTGCCTCAAATAACGGGTTTGATATATATGAGAGACCTCAGAAAGATCACTTGTATGTGGTGACTGTTGATACAGCGAGAGGCGTAGGGTTAGATTACAGCGCTTTGGTAGTATTCGATGTCACTGATATGCCATACAAAATTGTTGGTAAGTATCGATCTAAAGAAATATCCCCAATGTTCTATCCGGACGTTATTGTAAATGCTGCAAAGATGTATAACGAGGCATTTATATTAGTAGAATTGAACGATTTGGGCGAGACTGTTGCAACTATTATTCAACAGGATCTCGAATACGAAAATATACTAAGTACTAGTGTAAAAGGAAGAGGTGGGCAGCAAGTAAGCGGTGGTCACTCGCATCGGATTCAGCTTGGCGTCAAAACAACAAAGACCGTTAAGCGAATCGGGTGCTCCAACCTAAAGGACATAGTCGAAAGCGATAAGATGATTATCAACGACTATGATCTTTTACAAGAGCTTTCAGTTTTCATAAATAAGAGAAGCAGCTATGAGGCTGAAGAAGGTCACCATGACGACCTTGTTATGTGCACTGTTTTGTTTTCGTGGTTAGTGAGGCAAGAGTTTTTTATTGAGCTAACTGATAACGATGTACGTAGTCGACTTTATATTGAAAATCAAAAGATGATTGAAGATGATGTTCTACCATTCGGTATTGTAGACGATGGGCACGACATATACCATGTAGAAGACAGTGTGGGTCCTCTCGGATACACGTACGATGTGAAAGACGTCGTAGACTTCTAAAATTATAAATATAACAGTAATTAAACCACGAGGAGATTAAAATGGCCTTTCAAATTTCTCCAGGAGTCAACGTAAGTGAGATTGATCTTACAGCGATTGTCCCTGCAGTACAAACAACGGCTGGAGCATTTGCTGGTCAGTTCCGTTGGGGTCCTGTTGAGCAGCGAGTGCTGATCAGCAACGAAGCACAGCTACTGGGCCAGTTCCAAAAGCCCGACAGCACATATTTTAGAGACTTTTTTGTTGCAGCTAACTTCTTAGCATACGCAGACACACTTCACACTGTCCGCATCAACAATACTGGACTAGCCAATGCTATTACGTCCGGCAATGCTTCGATCACTCTGATTAAGAGCGAAGCAGACTACGATGCTAACTTTGCAAACGGTACTAGCGGTGTAGGTAATTTCGTAGCTAAGTATGGCGGCGCTCTTGGCAACTCGTTAAAGTATTCTATCTGTCCAAGTGCGACCGCATTCGAGTCTGTATTGTCGGGCAACTACACTGTAGTAGACGGCAACACTGGTGTTACGTTCTCCGCTAACCAAGCGTTAACAGTAACCCCTGGTGACTTCCTACAGCTTGGTCCAGATAAAGATCTGTATAAAGTAGCTACAGTAGCAGGGGATGGCCTGTCTGTTACCCTAGACAACGAGTATGTTGGTACTACTGTAAACAGTGATACTGCACAGAAGCGTTTGTGGGAATACCACAACTTCTTTAACCGTGCACCAGGTACCTCACCATTCGCTACTACACGTGGTGGATCAGCTGATCAAATGCACGTAGTGGTTATTGACGAAGATGGTGAATGGACTAACGTTAAAGGTCAGGTCGTTGAAGTCTTTGATTCGGTTTCTAAAGCATCTGATGCTAAGAACGAAGATGGCTCTACAAACTACTATGCCTCTAGGATTAACCGAGAGTCTTCGTACATGTGGTGGGCCGCTCATCCCAGTGGTGTAACGAACGCTGGTAGCAAGGCTAGCGGAACTACATATGGTGGTGGTAACACTCCTGTAAGCGAGTCGTTCCGATCCGGATCTGATGGATCTACAGGTACTGCTGGCCAGTATCAACGTGCATACGATCTGTTTAAGTCTGCAGAAGAAGTCGATGTATCAGTCATTCTTGGTGGCGCAGCTACATCAGCCACGGCGATTCACTTGATCAACAATATTGCAGAATTCAGAAAGGACTGTGTTGTATGTCTTTCTCCTGAGCAAGATGACGTAGTTAACAATACTTCGTACAACAACGCAGAAGCTGATGACGTCGTAGAGTTCCGAAATACTTTACCTTCAACATCATACGCAGTATTGGACAGCGGGTACAAGTATCAGTACGATAAGTACAACGATGCATACCGCTGGGTACCGCTGAATGGCGATATCGCTGGTACTATGGCTCGTACCGATGAAGTACGAGATCCTTGGTACTCACCTGCTGGCCTGTCGCGTGGACGAATTAAGAACTCTGTATCTCTTGCATTCAATCCAGACAAGACAGCACGCGATCTACTTTACAAGAACGGTGTAAACCCAGTAACTACATTCCCAGGCGAAGGAACAATTTTGTTTGGTGATAAGACATTGCTAGGATATCCAAGTGCATTTGATCGAATCAACGTTCGACGATTGTTTATCGTTTTAGAAAAGGCAATTGCGATCGCTGCAAGACAAAGTCTGTTCGAATTCAACGATGAGTTCACTAGAGCCCAGTTTGTCAATTTAGTTGAGCCCTTCTTACGAGACGTACAGGGTCGACGAGGCATTACTGATTTCCGAGTAGTTTGTGACGATACAAACAATACGTCAGAAATTATTGACCGCAACGAGTTTGTCGGAGACATATACGTCAAGCCTGCTCGCTCAATTAACTTCATTCAACTTAACTTTGTTGCAGTTAGAACAGGTGTTGAGTTTGAAGAAGTCGTCGGCCAGTTTGGATAATAGGGAGAATAAAAATGGCTTTTAACGTAAACACCTTTAGGGGTGAGCTTAAGCAAGGAGGGGCCCGTCCCTCTTTGTTTGAGATTCAATTGTTCCAACCACAGGGAGGGACGTTGAACGGTGGCGATCTGATCACTAAATCTCCTTTCATGGTTCGTGCAGGACAAATCCCACAATCATCGCTGGGCACTATTGTTGCTCCTTATTTCGGTCGACAGATCAAACTTGCCGGTAACCGCACGTTTGATGATTGGACTGTAACTATTATGAATGATGAAGACTTTAAACTCCGTAACGCATTGGAGAATTGGAGTCACAAAATTAATAATCATTCCGGCAACTTAAATGAGTATGGTACTAACCCAGCTCAATACAAAGCTCAGGCCAAAGTGTTACAGTACAGTAAAGAGGGCGGCGTCATACAGACATACACGTTTGACGGTTTGTACCCTGTAGCAGTTTCTCCTATTGATCTGGCTTGGGAAGCAGAAGCAATTGAAGAATTTACTGTTACCTTCGCTTACGACTGGTGGGAACACGGCGAGTCCGGCGTAAACTAAAAGGATTGGTTAGATGGCTAATCAGCTTTATACTAAAGCCAAGCAGGCTTTGCTTGGCGGTGAACTAAATCTGTCATCTAATGTGATTACAATAGCGCTAGTAGACACGGACGTCTACTCGTTTAATGGATCGCATCAGTTCCGATCTAGTATACCCAACACAGCAGTAGTATCAACTAACAATCTTATCAGTAAAACTATTACCGATGGGGTTTTCGATGCTGCAGATGTAGAGTTTCCATTCGTAACAGGCGCCAATTGTGAGGCTCTTGTTTTATATCATAACACTGGTGATGCTGAAAACAATGAAGGTGATCAAGCTACTTCTAGACTGGTCGTCTACATTGACACTGCCGTGGGTCTTCCTATCCTTCCAAGCGGCGGCAATATAACTGTCAAATTCTCTGACGGTGTCTCTAAAATCTTCGCGATTTAAACTCTATCACTAGTGTTCTTGTGGGTCGATAAATATATCGATCCATTCATTCTCTGAGGACAAACATAGTGCAATTATTCGGATTCGATATAACAAGGTCAGATCAAGAAAAGAAAGAAGATCTGAAAACCTTCGTACCCCCACAGACCGACGACGGAGCTATTGAGGTAGCACCTGGTGGTTCCTATGGTACATTTGTAGATTTAGACGGAACGGCTAAGTCAGAAGCAGAGCTGGTTACTAGGTATCGAGAGATGTCAATGCAACCGGAATGTGATGCCGCTGTGGAGGACGTTATCAACGAATCAATTGTAATGGAAGAAGAGAGTCCTATTGAAATAGTGTTGGATAATCTCAAGCAACCAAATTCCATTAAGAATAAGATCCGAGAAGAATTTGAAACAGTTCTTGATATGCTGGACTTTGGTAATAAAGGATACGATATCTTTAAACGTTGGTATGTAGATGGTAGACTATACCATCACATCATTATTAACGACAAGGATCCAAGAGATGGTATTAAAGAACTGAGATATATTGACCCTCGTAAGATTCGTAAAGTTCGAGAGAAAGTAAAATCCAAAGATCCTCGTACTGGTGCTACGATATACAACAAAGAACAAAAAGAATACTATCTGTATAACCCAAAAGGGATATCCTCTTCTGCCACCCAAGGCATTAAGATTGCAACAGACAGTATTAGTCACATTCACAGTGGGCTGATGGACTCTAAGAACAAGATGATTCTTGGGCATCTCAACAAAGCTGTAAAGCCTCTGAACCAATTGCGAATGCTGGAAGACGCTACGGTTATATACCGTCTTGCCAGAGCACCAGAGCGGCGAATCTTTTATATCGACGTTGGTAACCTGCCAAAGATGAAGGCAGAACAGTATCTTCGCGACATGATGGTTAAGCACAAGAATAAGCTGGTGTATGACGCTAGTACAGGCGAAGTACGCGACGATCGTAAGTTCATGACTATGTTAGAGGACTTCTGGTTACCGCGCAGAGACGGCGGTAGAGGCACTGAGATAACGACTTTGCCAGGTGGTCAGAATCTAGGAGAAATGGACGACGTTGACTACTTCCGTCGTAAGTTATACAAGTCGCTCAACGTACCCGTAACCCGCATGGAATCTGATACTCAGTTTAACATGGGTAGGTCTTCGGAGATTACTAGAGACGAGATTAAGTTCAATAAATTTATCAAACGTCTAAGGACTAGATTTACTCATCTGTTTGAAGGACTGCTGGAAATACAATTAGTATTGAAGGGTGTTCTTTCACGAGCTGACTGGGAAGAGATGCGTAACAATATCCACTACGACTTTAAAGAGGATAATTACTTTTCTGAGCTCAAGCAAACGGAGATCATGACAGAGCGGCTACGTCTGGCTGGAGAAATTGATCCACTAGTTGGCAAGTACTACTCCATGAAATGGGTTCGAGAAAACGTCCTGCGCATGACAGAAGATGAGATCACACAGGTTGATAAAGAGCTTGATGCCGAGCGCACCGAGATGGACGATGAAGGTGGTATAAACGGTCCTATTGATTATAAGGGAGACCAGCCAGATAAGCCTGATCCACAGGATCAGCAGCAAGAAGAATTCACACCTAAGCCTAACATGAGTGATGAAGAAAAGAAACTTGTTGAGAGCATGACCAGATTTATGGACTCAATGGCTTCCGATAACATCGAGGACGACGATGAATGAAGTCGACCAGGCTAAACTTCTAGCAGCTCTCCTTGGTGTTCTCAAAAACGAGAACAGCAAGGCTAAAAAGGCTCTCGCTGAAGAACTGTCGCAAGAACTGCAGGATCTTATTGATCAACAGTCTGGTACGCAATACCTCCAAGTAAACGAAGATGAAGATCCTGTTCCTGTACAAGTGTTCAGGGGTAGGAAAGGTGAGAAAGGTCCTAAAGGTCCGAAAGGTGCTCGAGGTGATTCTGGAGCAAGAGGCCTTGCTGGTCCTCAGGGCCCTCAAGGAACACAGGGTTCGATTGGACCGATGGGTCCTCAAGGTCTCACTGGTCCGGAAGGTAAACAGGGTCTTCAAGGTCAGCCAGGTAAAGATGGCGAGACACCGGATCTAGAACCATTCAAGCTAAAGATAACTGGTGAGTTCGAGCAATTCACTAGAAACATCTCCTCACAAATTACAAGAATGGCTTACGCCGGTACCGGTGGTGGCTCGTCAGGTGGTGGTGAGGTAAGACTAGCTGGACTAGATGATATCGACATGTCCACTCTAGATGGGGACAAGTTTCTAAGATACAATTCGTCTACTCAGCAATTTCAGTTTAGTGATCCTGTACTAGTTGGAGATCTGCTTCCAGCTGCCAACAATCTGTACAGAATAGGAAGTCCGGAACTACGTTGGAAGGAACTGTGGTTAACTGGCAATACGATCTTCCTTGGATCTGCTCAATTAAAGGTTGACGAACCAACTGGATCTGTTGCGGTCATCCCCGATACCGTAACTGGAACGGGCAACACCAATGCTATCATTATTACGCAGCAAGGTGCAATGCGAGCTGTACCGGTTGCAGCTAACGGTAGTGTATCCAGATCAGATTTCGATCGGTTTGCTAATTCAAACAACCAATCAATTGTAAACTTTACTAAGATTACAAGCAACGCTTCTCCCTCGGTTTCCAATACGTTTTATCTTGGTAACCCTGGTAGAGAATGGAAGGACTTACACCTATCTGGTTCCATTTATATCAATGGCCAGGAATCTTTAAGTCAGTCTACGTTCGACAAATACCTGCAGGTATCAAATGCCTCTCCTGTAGCGCTTAGTGGGTCTTATAGTGATTTAACAGACAAGCCTGATTTAGATCAGTATATACAAGTTGCTAATGCAACGTTTATCATACAAGACAAGGTAGACAAATACCTTGAAGTATCTAACACCGGTCCTTTGGTACTTCGTCCGGAGTTAGATCAGTACATACACGTATCTAACGCTAACGTATTGATACAGAACAAGGTAGACAAGTATCTTGAGGTGGCTAACACTGGTCCTCTAGTACTACGACCAGAGCTCGACAATTACGTACAAGTAGCCAACGCCAATGCGTTGATACAAGATAAAGTAGACAAGTATCTTGAGGTGTCCAACACGGGCCCGTTAGTACTTAGACCAGAACTAGACAACTATTTACAAGTAGCTAATCTGGTATCTTTAAGTTCCGATATCATACCTTCTTCTGATGATACGTTTAAATTAGGATCTCCGACCCAAAGGTTTTCTGAATTATATCTTGCTGGTAATTCTATCTTTATAGATGGATCCAAGGTAAGAGTAGAATCTAATAATTTAATATTTGATGATAAGACGGTAGCTGTTCTATCTGATCTAGACAGCTACTTACAAGTATCTAACGCTAACATAATAATACAGGATAAGGTAGACAAGTATTTAGAGGTTGCTAATACTGGTTCACTGGTATTGCGGCCAGAGTTAGATCAGTACATACACGTATCTAACGCTAACGTATTGATACAGAACAAGGTTGACAAATACCTTGAAGTATCTAATACCGGTCCGTTAGTACTCCGCCCAGAACTAGACCAGTATATACAGGTAGCTAACGCTAATATACTGATTCAGGACAAGGTCGACAAGTACCTTCAAGTTGCTAATACTGGTCCATTAGTATTACGACCAGAGCTGAATCAATACTTACAGGTAGCAAACGCCAATTTTACCACGCAACCCCAACTAGATAAATATCTAGAAGTAGCTAATGCTAATTTTGCGACTCAGGCAGATTTAGATCGGTACCTCCAGGTAGCTAATGCTAACTCGGTAACTCCGGACCAACTCTCTCAATATTTACAAGTCGCTAACTCAGCTCAGTTTGCAACAGTTTCAGATTTAGATAACTACTTACAGGTAGCAAATAGTAGCGCAGTAAGTGCCCCCGTTGTAGCCAATGCAGTGGGATCGGGAACAGCGCTAGTTGAAAGTACCATAAATAATATTATCAACTTTAAATCACTTAAAGCTGGTAGCAATATAACGTTTCAGGAAATTAATGGTGATATAGTGATAAGTGCTACTGGATCTTTATCTGTACAAGACACCATAGACTTTGGTTTTGTATCTAACGATTTTGGTCTTATCACAGATGGCGAAGAGTCTGACCCACAGTACGATTTTGGAACCTTATAACAAATGTCGGTACAAGTAAAACTTCGAAGAGGCACGGCTAACCAACATAGCTCATTCACAGGAGCTATCGGGGAAGTTACTGTCGACATGACCCACGATACGTTGCGTATCCACGATGGAGTGAAGGTAGGTGGCCACCGCTTAGCAAAATATAGCGAGCTATCTGAAGCCAACACTATCAGCAACGGTATGGAGATTGTTCTTTCTTCTCCCTCTGATACCGACTTGGTTACTAATGGTGCGTATAAGAACTTTACAACTGAAACTAAAGTTACAGATGCAATTGATATCCTCAATGAGGTAATTGA